CGATCTCCACCCGCCACGGGCGCAGTCCATAGCTCACGCCGCTCGGTGGCACGATCCGCAGCAGGTTCTGGTACAAATACCCCACCGTCGGCAACCCCGACGCCTGGAAGGTCACACTCAGCCGCGTCTCATCGTCCGTGCTGGGCAGCGTCTCCGTGTGTGTACCGCCGGTCCCGGTCAGGTTCCAGACGTACGTTTCCGCAGAAACAGCCCGCCACGCCGTGGCGCCCGTCTCCAGTTGCGCGATCCAGATATCGGGATAGGTCCCATCCGGCACCAGGTTCACCACCCGGCACGTCTTCTGGAAATCCTCGCTCTCGTCCGTGAACGTCACCACCAGCGCCCCCTGCGTCCCGCGCTTGAACCAGTTCTTCAACTGCTGCATCAGCGCGATGCGGTTCGACAGGTCAACGATGCGGATGTACACCGCCAGGCTGCCGGTCTCAACCGTCCACGCCCCGGAATCCACGGCATCGCTCTGCTCCTGCTCCAGCCACACCGGCTTGGCGGACGGCAGCAGGTTCGAGTTCACGATCGCCGCGCGGTAATTCGTCCCGTCGTTGATGTTGTGTGCGTTGAACGTTTTCAAGACCTTCAGCACTAGAATCTCCTCGCCTTCACCTGTGCACCGAGACCCGCAGACCCGCCCTCCCCCTGGAACGTCACCGGCGCATAAAATGCATAACTCTCACTATTGTTGGTTGCCCCGGCAGAGGCACTGCCTGCCGGGAAACCATTCGCCGTCGCAAAAACGAGACGACGTGTTGCCTGTGCAAATATTTGCTCCACACCCGAGACTGCTTCCATTCCACCCAGCCCGATCGACCGGAAGAAATTATCCCCGATACCGATACCCACACGGCTCGGTGAATTCTGTTGGAAAACATTCAGAATCGATTCGATCAGTCGGTTTGCAACGTCTCGAACGACATCATAGAGCCAGCCAGCCGCGTTCTTGATCCCCTCACCAATCCCCTTGATGAAATTCTTCCCGAGCTCTGGCACGGTCTTGATCCATTTCGCCAGGGTATCCCCCAGACGCACGATCAAGTCTCCGATCGCGATCACCACCAGCGGGACATTCGCCACAATGCCGGTGACGAGCATTCCGATCAGCTCACCGGCGGCTGAAAATATCAGGGGCGCCGCTTCGACCAGCGCGTTGAAGATCGCCTGGATGATGGCAGGTAATGCCTGGATCAAAACAGGCAGCGCCTGGATGAGCCCCTGCGCCAAACCCAGGATCAATTGCAAAGCCGCATCGATCAGCATCGGGATATTCTCCACCAGCGTCTGCACGATGGTGATCAGCGCCTCCACGATGGCAGGAATCAACTGCGGCAATGCCGCCGCGAGTCCCAAGGCGAGCGCGATGATCGCCTGTAGACCGGCATCGATCAGCATCGGCAGGTTCTCGATCAACGCAGTGACCAGCGTCAGCAGGATCTGTATGCCCGCCTGGATCAGGGTCGGTAATGCCTGCAAAATAAAATTAATCAGCGATGTGATGATCTCGATTGCCGCCGGTAACAACGTCGGCAGCGCGCTGATGATCGCACCCAATAGACTCTTGATCAGTCCGAGCCCAGCCTGCAACAACTGCGGAGCCTGCCCAGCCAGGTCCGTCACGATCTGTCCGATCAGCCCCCCAACACCCTGCGCGATCTGCCCGATATCGCCATCTGCACCATCAACGATGGATTTGAAATCCTGCAGGTATCCACCCGCCGCACCGAAGATCTGCTGGAACCCCGGCAGGAATGCTGTTGCCAGTGTGCCGAGCGTTCCCTTCAGCCCAGCCTGAAGACTCGCCAGTGTATCGTCGAACGACTCCAGCGCAGCCACGTCCTCCTCGGACATCACCGCCCCAACCTTGTGCGCCTCTTCCGCCAGCCGTGCCATCTCATCCGACCCGGCTTTGATCAGCGGGTTCAGTTCCTGCGCACTCTTCCCGAATAACTCCATTGCCAGTGCATCGCGCTCAGCTGGATTCTGGACCTTCCCCAGCGCATCGATCAGATCGTTGAAGACTGCCTGGTTATCGCGCAGGTTGCCGCTGGCATCCGTGACCTCGACTCCCAATTTCTGGAAAGCCGCAGCGGTGTCCCCCAGTTCGATATCATCGAGATCCTTACCGGCTTTTTGCGCCTCGGTGAGTTTTGTTGCGTAATCCTCGCTTTGTTCCTGCGCATTAGCCATCGAGCGGATCAACCGCGCATTCGAGCTGGTGATCGTATCCAGGCTCGTCCCCACCTGGTTGGCGATGAAATCCAATTCCTGCAGGCGCGTGGTTGAGATACTCGTCTTCGCGCTCATATCGACGAGCTCTGCCCCGGCATTCGCGCTTGAAACAACAAGCCCGGTGATCGATGCCCCCAGGCTTGCCACCACTACAGCCAGGCTGGCGACAACGGTGATCGCACCCTTCACCACGGATCCAACACCACTGACCACGCTCTTGAAACCTTCCCACTTGCCGCTGGCTTCTTCCGCTTTTTCGCCAGATTCCTCAACAACATCGTTCGCTTCTTCTTGGGCGGTCTCCATCTGCTGCCACGCATCTATAGAATTGTCCAATTCATTCCCCATTTTATTGAGCCGCTCAGTCTCTTGGTTTAACTTGATTTCCATATCCTGCGCAGCGCGGCTGTTCTCCCCATATGCAGTTTTCATCCGTTCATACTCCGCGCGCGTGGCAGCAACTTTCTTCTCTTGAATATCCATCTGACCATTGAGACTCTTGATCCGCATCTCCAGCCCGCTCGCATCGTTCGCCCAATCCCCCAGGCTGGCTGCAGACGCGCGGAACCCAGACTCCAACACGCGCATCTCGCGGTTCATCTCCGAGATGCCCGTCTTGAAGCTGGTGGTATCGATCTCTGCTTTTCTGGAGAGCTTGTCGTCGTCTGCCATTACAACCTACTCCCCTCTCCCAGCGGGAGAGGGGCTGGGGTGAGGGCGAATCATCGTTTCTACAGCAACACTCACAACTCAGCCTGGTCCGCAAATAACTGCCCGGGCATGCCGCGCTGACTACCGCGTTCCTTCCACTTCGGATACTCGAACGCGAACGGGATCAGATCTTCGATATCCATCTCATTGATCTCTGTCAGCGTCCAGTGGAAAAGATCGATGAGGGAGCATTCCAGATCAAGAATAAAATCCGTGTCGCCTCCGCCATCGGCATCTACTTCGGCGGTAACGTAGGGTCCATGATGCCCTTGGCGCGCTGCACCACAGCCCGCACCACGGTCACCATCTCCGTGATGTCGCTCTGTTCATCGAGCATCTCGATCGTCAACCCTTCCGGAAAAACATCGATGATATATTGTGTCAGCGCATCGATGTCAGATTCTTCGTATTGATCGACAGTCTTCGATCCAAGCGCCTTGTAGAGCCTGACACCTTTTTTCAACATCTTCCACGGCACGAACGGACGAGTGAGAGTCCTTGTGATCTCACTCGTCTGCGGGTCATACAAATTCAACGTGATGGGTGTAACTGGCATGGAAACCTTTCGAACAGTATTTCCCTCTCCCCGGCTGGGGAGAGGGGGCTAATCGCTAAAAGCCAACAGCTATTACGCCGTTGTAAAGTTATACGCTGTGAGCGCCAATGCCTGACCATAGACATCGATTGCACCGCTGACGGTGATGATATGCACGGTCGAAGCTCCGATGTTTGAATTCGGGTTGATCGTCACCACCTTCTTCGCCGCATCGATGGTGATGGCACTGGCGATCACATCGCCTCCTGCCGTCACCAGCGAGATGCCGGTCACGCCGGTCACCAGCGCATTATTGAACGTCAGGGTCGGGCTGATCGTCACAGCCACACCGGTCGCAGCATCCGCGGGCGACGGCGTGCAGGTCAAGGCGCTCGGCGCACTGTAGGCAGGCACCTGCACCGCCGCCCACCAGTTTGTCGCGCTGAACCCGGCATGCGAATCGTCACCGACCACACGCTTGGCTGTATCGGTAAGTGACGCGCTCAAAGCGAAGGTCTTGATCGTCCGCAAGGCGCGCAGCTTCAGCTTGGTCGTCTTCGGGTCGGGCGTTTCTGTTTCGGTGGCAGTGTCCTCATCGAAGGGCGAGAACTGGCACTTGAGATACCAGTAGTATTTATATCCACCGCCCGATTTCTTGGCGCGATATCCGAGCGCCACATACGGAGGCGTGCCGCCGTTATCGTACATGCGACCGTTCGTCTCGTCCCACACTTTTCCCAGTATGGTTGCTTGCAGGTCCGAAGGCAGACCGGTGATCTCCACATCCGCTTCGCTCTCACCTTCCGACGAAAGCGAATCGAATGGTTGGTTGTCGGCATACTGCACCTTCGAATTGGTCTTCGGCTTCACGCTGACATTGATCAGCGGAGCCAGGTAGGCGGGCGTTCCAGCCACATATGCATCGGCATCATCCTGTGTCACCAGGGCATAATAGAGGTTGTCCGCGCCAATATAGGATTTGTTGTTGAGAGTCATTCTTTCTCCTTATGAGCTAGGCGCTCAGGTAAAAATAATCTTTTGCCAGACCATAATGGCTGGTGTCTTGATCTTTCGGCAATGCCCGTTCAGGACCTTTCTTGAATCCCGCTGCAAGCATTGCAGTATCGACATCGGGCAAAACAGCGAGACCGGTCACATCCATGATATTGATCTGCACGCGATACGATCGGATCGTCTCGGCATTGTCTGCATGTTGATCTGGCACACCCGTGATCAACGAATATGTGATGAATGTGTCCGGCAGATCGCCGATAAAGACATCCATCGCAAATGGCACCGCGGGACTGAGCGTCGTCAGCGCGTCACCCACACGCTCGAAGATGGTCGTCATGAGTCGACCATCCCTTCCGCCTTCAGCGATCCGCGAATCGCCTTACTGACTTTGGATTTCATCCGGTCCCACGCCGCACGGATGTAGGATTGAGCCTGGATGTGTTTCGACGGCGATCCATATTCCTGCACTCCACCGTAGATCGCTATCTCCTTCGGTGCATCGATCAACCCAACATCGATGTAAATTCGATTACCGTCCTGGTGCGGACCGTCGATCACCAGGCTGCGCTCCAGGTCGTGCTCGTCTTTCGGGACCAGCTCGACCATCACCGGAAGTAACACACCGGCGCCAGCTTGCAACGCACGTGCGGCAGCCGCATCGATGTCTTTGCCAGCCTGCTGGATATCCTCCAGGTAGCTTTCAAAACCTTTCGTGGAAAAACCGGCTTTGATCGGCATTACACAGTACCTTTCACGCGCTCAACGATCAGCTCGACCCAACGCTTGCGGTCCTGCACCGGATCGATGCTGATGATGTTCCACGGCTCGCCGTCTTTCAACACGCGCCACGTGCTCAACACATCGCTGCGATATCGGATCGTCACCGTCGCGCGCTGTACGTTCTTCATCGCATTCTGGACGGTCTCCTGCCCGTGTGCATTGATCCAGCGTGCCCAGATGGTCGGGTTTATTGCCACATCCGCAAACGTGGGCTTCTGTGCCCCGCCCGCATCGGTAGCGATCGTCGGCTCCTGCAGCGTGATCGATGTCCGCAGATCACCAGGATTTACTGTATACGCCGTCATGCGATCACATCATCTGCCGGGTTCTTCAGGATCACCACATAGATGTTCTCCGAAAGATTACCGGCATCCGTCTGTTGGATCTCGCCTGCCACGCTGATCACACCTTCGAACTTTGTGCTTTGATCGCCGCTGACCAGGTACACACCCACCAGCTTCATCACCTCGTCCCCGACCCGCGCACCGCTCAACGTCAGCGCCCCGGCGCCATCGAGTCCATAGAACACCGACTTGCGATACTTCAGCGCCTCCACTTCTAATTGCAGCAGCGCCGCTCGAACACCGGAAGCCAGCGGGCTGTCCGTGGTCATCGACCCGACCTGCGCCGGGTTGTCATACCAGGTCGTCAATAACATTGCCGCCGCTGTTTTGGCGATCGGGAAGATCGTCGCATCCGCAGACCAATCCCGACCGGTGGCGTTCAAAATATACATATCCACCTGATCCAACAGCATCAACATCACAGGATCGTCGGACTCGGTGCGGACGGCATTCGCGGCTTCATTCGGGGTCAACAGGTTCGTCATCGTGGTTTCCTAAGAACTCCCCGGGGCGGGAAGGAAGATAAGTGCCCCGGGGAGCTGGCATCAGGGCAGGGGAGGGTGCCCGTTATCCCTTCTTGGATTTCTTGCCCTTCGGCTTCTCCACCGCGGCAAGCATTTCATGGGTGCTCGGAGCAGACTCCTCCACGGAAGGCGCTTCGGACTCAGCCGCTTCCGGCTCCGGTTTCACAGGCGTTTCCACAGCAACGGGGGACATGCGCACCCAGCCAAAGCGTTCGTGGTTGATCACGTTTCCGGGGTGGACGAGTTTTAGCTCGCCCCCCTTCTTCATCTGCACCCATTCGACATAAGCAGGGTTAAGGTCGGTCATGGGTCACCTACTTCAGGTAAAACAGGTCGACCAGCTTGGCGCCGTCCGGCGTGCCGTTCAACGCGAAGAGATTCTTCTCCACCTCGTCGGCATCCACAGCCAGCGAGCCGCTGTCGGCAGAACCATCGAAGAGCTTCACCAGCAGCAACGCAGCATTCGCCACGATGTGCGGCAAGCCCAGTTTCTTGGCGATCCCCACGCTGACTGTATCGGTGCCCGCGTGCGTTTCCACCGGCAGCGCAATGTTGGTCACGGTCGCGAAGGCTTTGACGCCTTCGACTTCGGTCGCGCCATTCAGCGCGATCGTGTCGGTGATGGCGCCGCCCTCCACGTCGGTTCCGCTGATCACCACGTTCCCGGCATTCCCGGAGGCATTGCCTTTCACGGTCACCGTGCGCGGCACGTCCGGGTTCGTGATCGCGGTCGTCACGTTCTGCGTCGAAGCGGTCAATGCAATGGCAGCATGCACCGCCGTCGCACTGACGGCATCCGGTGCACATTGGTAATGGACGGGCAGTAAGACGCTCAGCGCACCATCGTCATCGCCGGGGATTGCGCCATCGCGCTTGATCGACCCACCGATGATCCAGGTATCGCCGCCGCCCACCATTCGGTTTTGAGTTGTAGGAATTGACATATTACTTTTCCTTCTCCCCTCTCCCAGGGGGAGAGGGGCAGGGGGTGAGGGAGAAATCTAAGTCCAGGGCTGGGCTACGACACCGGCACCGTCAACAACGTCATCGCACCGGTATCCAGCGCCTCGCAGTCCAGGCGCGCGATCCCGCGCACCTCGGTGCTGTTCGAGCGCCAGGCGCTCCCACCGATATTCGTGGAAGCAAATTCGAACGCTGCGCGGCGGAACAACGTCGCACGCTCATCGCCATCGCCGATGGCGATGCGGGAGAGTGTCGGACCGGTCAGGTTCGCCCAATGCGCATCCGAGAGATGCACCACCGGACGCCCCTTCACACGGAACGCCGTCGGGCTGGAAGGATCAGGCTGAAGCAGGGGGCGGCCCACACCATCCTCGAGCTGGTCGAGAATATTGAGCCCGCTCTGGTTGGTGAAAATGCTGGCGCTGGCAGAGAAGGCCGGGTCGAGTGTCTTGTTGAGTACCGTCTTGATGGAGGTCAACAGATCAGCCGGGTCCGCCACCGCGGTCGGGCTGATCGCATTGACGATGGCCAGGATCAGGCTGTTATTGGTCAGGATTAATTTCTTACTGAACCACTTGGCAAGATAGTTGATCAGGTTGATCGGCGTATCCTGCATCAGGTTATTGCCCACGCGCAGGAAGTCGGAAAACTCGCGCAGGGAGTAATCGACCTTGTTGAACTTCGGGCTCTCGCCCTCGGCATTATCCGCCTTCACTTCCAACTCGGTGGTGGTCTCGGTCAACGGCAGCGCCGCCGCGAACTGCTCGATCACGCGCCAGCCGGTCAGCGTGGTCACTTCCTCCACGTTGAAGTACAGCGCCAGGTCCACGTACTTGCGCATCAATTCACGGATCTTGTTATCAAAATCCACCGGGTTGAGGAACCCGCCGTCTTCACCGGCAGGCGAACCGCCGCCCTCGGTCAGGGCATTCACCAACAGCGGGTAGTTCTCCGCATTGTGCTGACCACCCTTGACGGTCTTCGGGGTCACACCGTTGCGGAAGGCTTGCATCCATTGGCTCATGTATTGCGGGGAGGCACGCAGGTCCTTCACTTCCTCCGGCTCAGGCTGTCCACCCAGGGGCACAAACCGCTGGGCGTTCTGGCTGGTGCCATCGTTGGCAACTTCCAACATAGACAAGTACAGACGGTTGGCATCTGCATATTCCTTTTTTGCAGCATCCAGCTTGTCCTGCAAGGCAAGTGCCTCGTCAAACTTGTCCTCATCATTCAGGCGAACGATTTCCCGCGCAATAAGATTCCGCGCAGCGTCTGCCTTCTGAACTTGGTCGAACAGGGCTTTGAGATTCATAGTTCCTTTACTCCTTTGTAATGAACTGCATGGCTTGAGCGGCAAGGCGCTGCGCCTTTCGCTCAGTTTCACCCGCCTCGGGTCGCAGGCTGGTCAGTAACCCTTGCGGGATATTCACGTAAGTGGTCTTCAACTGGTTGGCAAAATTGGTCACCTGGCTCGCGGCTTTGCTGGATCCGCTGATGATCTCATCCGCGAAACCGTAGGCAACCGCTTCGCTGGCGGTCATCCAGGTTTCCTCGCTCATCATCTTGTTGAGCTTCTCCGCCTCCATCCGGGTCTTCGCCACGTAGGCTTCCACGATGCCGCCGTTGATCACCTTCAATTCGTCGATCAAGTCCTTCAGCGTAGCCACGTTGAAGTACCCGAGCAAACCCACCGCCGCTTCATGGATCATCATGTACGCCGAGACCTGGATCTTGATCACGTCGCCGCCCAGCGCCACCATCACCGCCGCGGAGGCCGCCAGTCCGTCGATCTTGACCGTGACCCGTCCGGGATAATCGAGCATCGTCGCACGGATCACCGACGCCGCGATCAGGTCCCCGCCCGGGGAGTTGAGGCGCACCGTCACCGGCTTGCCGCCGCCCTTGCTATACAACTGCTCCTTGAACATCTTGGGCGAGATCTCATCGCCCCACCACAGAAACTCCGAGATCGGACCGTAGAACTCGATCTCGGTCTCACCGCTCTCGGTCTCTGCCGCATCGCGGAAGGACCAGAACGGCTCATACGGTTGGGCGTTTCCATCGAAACAGCGGATGGGGGCAGGCTTCATGGTTCACTCCTATTCTCCCCGATCGGCTGGATGCTGCTGTTCATGTACAGCAGGTCCGCCGCCGGGTTATCGGATTTGGTGCGGTCTTCGATCTGCCGCGCCTCGTTGGGGGAAAGGCGTCCATTGTTGATGGCGCCGTTGAGATAATCGCCGCGGCTCTTGGCATCCGTGCGATACAGCGCGGAGCGCTCGAACCGGAAATATGTGAAGGCTTGCTCTTCCACGCTCAGCCATTTGCTGGCAGCGCTTTCCTCCCACTGCACCAGGTACGGGTCCAGCGTGGTCGAGAGATAGTCCAGGTTGTTCTGTTCGTTGCTTTGGTACGATTGCTTGCCGATGTTCAACTTGTAGGACGGCATCCCAAAGAAGTTCATGATCGCGATATCGTTATCCCGCAGCGACTCCAGGAACTGTACGTCACGCGGCTGCATGGTCACCGGCTCGAACTTCGAGAGCTTATTGTCCAGCACCGCGATGCGGCCCGTGTTGTCGGGTCCTTCCATCACCTCTCCATACATCTCACGCACCTTTTTACGCATCTCCGCACTGCTTTCCCCGTTCAACCATAGGATCCCCGCCGCAGAGAGTCCGTTCTTAAAAAGGGAATTCTGCGAACGATACCCAGCCATCTGTCTGCCGATGGTCTCGCGTGCAAATTGGATCACCCCGCGCCCATTGAATCCGGTCGCATCCGGGTTGATCAACGTGTGCATTACTTCCACCGCCGGAATATAGCTCTGCTTCGACTCACCGCGGAAGGTCGTGCAATACCACAGTTCGCCATTGCGGTCGAAGACCGGATACGTCACATTGGCGGGCAGGATGAAAAGTTCGCGTGTGTAGGAGGGCGGCTGCCAGACATAGTTGTTCCCCCAATACAACAGCCATTGAATGCTCACCTTCTTAAACCAGAAGGGAGTCCACCACCGGTTGGGCTGTCGCTCCAATCGCCAGGCGATGTTATAGGTAAACCCATCCGGGCGCATGCGTTCGGTCACACCTGGCGCGCGGCTGATGAACGTTTGGAACGGCATCTTCGCTACATCGTCCGAGATGATGTTCCCGCACCGATACCCGGTCGCCACGTTCTTTGAATTCTCCGGTGTCACCACCATCCCGGAGCCGGTAGTCATCCCCATCGTCGTCACCAATTCAGGCAGGGTCAACGTGGTCGGTGTTGCATTGACCGGTGCAGAAACCTTTGCCCGACTCTTGTGAGAGGAGAGTGCTTTGACTAGGATGCTCATTTGCGTTTACTCCACGCCAGCACGACCCCGGCGATCAAACACTCTGCGCCACCCACGAACCACGCCGCCAGGGGATCGATCTGATAGGACCCGATCAGGATCGCTAAAAAACCTGCAAAGAACAACAGGTCTTCTGACGACTTCCGCAGCCAGGCACGAAAGCGGGAGAGCGCTCTTTTCAACTCTTGCTCCGGATCGCATCGGTCAAATTACGGATCGCAAACGTCTGATCACGGATTGCATCAGCCAGTCCGTCCTGGTCATCATCAGCAAACTTCTTGATCAGAATTGCTTTGGGGTGGTTGTTCACACGCAAAGGAACAAACCTGGAAGGCAATCCATCTACATTGGAAGAGACCATTCCCCAGACGATCCCGTTCTCTTCTGGAAATACTTTAAACACTGCGAAGGTATCATCCTTCATGTACCTGCCCACAGGTGATGAATTGGATTCCCGCTTTGGGCTGATTTGCAGATAATTCAGCAGGGATTTGTATACGCCCTCGACCAATGGCTCTTCAATTTGTCCGTCCATCATCTCTCCTTGCGCCTCATGTTTTCTTTGGCAGCCTGCAGCAGGTCCTGAGTGATGCCCATCTTTTCGTATCGCTCTTCCGATTTCCTGTCATGGTCATCTAATGCCGCCGCATAAATATTGGCTGTCTCCTTCATGCGCTCGCCTAACATCTGGAACATTTGCTCCTGTCGATCTACGATATTCTTGAAATTGACTGCCCACAGATTCCGCGTTTCAGCATCGAACTCTCGTTGATCGGCGTTTCGTTCTTTGGCAGCCGCGATACGCATGGCTTCCATTTCTTTTTCATGAGCGAGATTCTTATCAGTTTGCCGCTCCAGGTATTTCAGGAACACAACGATGACACCAAATAAGATCACAGCGAACGGGATCTGCTTGGCGATCTCCAACAAAACGCTGTCACTCATCTCTCACATCCATCATCCATTGTTCGAACCAATAGCTCGCCACCAGGAGTCCCACGCCCACGTCCCGCGCAAATCGCCCGCTCTCGATGATCTGTTGCAACGGGCCGCTGGTCGTGATCGTGGGCACCATCCAGCGTCCAAGGTCGTCCTGCATTTGCCCGACAATGATAAAAATCCCATCACGGGACGGGGTGGTGTATCGAACTGTGATTGTCTTGGTGCGTTTTTTGGGTTCATTCACTCTTCAGGATGGGCAAACAAAAACGCCCGACGACTCTCTTTCGAGAAATCGTCGGGCGTTCAACCTTCCGGTTCTACTAGCTGCGACATGACCGGCACTAATAGCGGTCGCTCAATTGTAGAAATGTGGATGGCAGGGTGAGGGGGACACCCTGCCCGTCCACACCAGAATAATAGCATCATCAAATTCAAAAGTCAATATCAAAACGTTACATCGTTGCGGTGGAAACGCCCTGTTTTACACACCCCAGTCTTCGGTCAGAATGGAAGCCAGGCTGTTGGAATTGTAGAACCGTGCGCGCATCATCCCGCAGACCCAGGCGGCCGTTAAGTCGATACGCTTCGTCCGGTCGATATTCCTGCCCTTGCGTTCCTTCACATATTTGATCTGGGCGTTGCCGTTCTTCGAGATCGAAGTGTTGCCAAAACACCAGCGCGCCACGGGATGGTTCTCATGGCTCATCATCTTTTTTCGCAAGAACACTTCGAGCTGGTTCATTGGGTCCGTCAACGATTGATAGGTCTGCGGAGCATCCACCACAGTCAATCCATGTTCCTGTTGTAATCGTTGCACCAACATCGCCGCGAAGGATAGATCGAACGGCAGCTCCTTCAGCGTATACATGCCCTTGTATTCCTCGAAGCGCTTCTCGATCCGGGTGTAATCGATCACCCTGCCGGGTGTTGGGATGATCCAACCCTGTGCCGCCCATTGATCGTAAGGTACTTTATCTTCCCTGATGCGATCCTTCATGTTGTCTTCCGGGATCCAACAGTCCCAGATGGTACGCCAATCAGGGATGCCATCTTGTGGCGGAAAGATCAGGGCGGTTCCCGCGAGATCCGTCGTGGTGGAAAAGTCGCCGCCCACATAACATTCTTTTCCCAACAGATCGTTGCGGTTCCAATTCCCAACAGTGGAATCGAACAGGTCGATGGGCAGCCAGCTCGTCAGTTTGCTCGTGATCCATTGATTCAAATTCAGCCAGCGGAACAAACGTTCATCCGCCGCATTGAGCCTGGCTTCTCTTGCCAGGTCGCGCAGATCATCCACCTGCAGCGTCACCCCCAGCGACGGGTTCGCCTTCTTCCAGTTCGCCTCGTTATAAATATCCTCCCCCGGATAGGAGTAGATCACCGGATACCAGGTCGGAATATCTTTCTCGTGATCGCCCATCTCCCGCACCTTCAGGACCTTCTCTGCCTTCTCGTGCACTTCCCATGCGATGGTCACGCGGTCCGGGTCGTCTCCGGCCGTGGTGATCACCCACCAGATCGGCTGGCGGCGTGCCAGTCCCGCACCTTTGATCATGACATCATATAGATCGCGGTTGGGCTGCACATGCAGTTCATCGAAAATACAGCAGCTGATGTTCCACCCATGTTTCGTAAACGACTCCGCACTGATCACCTTAAGGAGTGTGCCGGTCTCCTTATTCTCGATCATCTTCTTGCTGTCTGTGATTTTCACGCGCTTGATCAACGACTTATCCTGCTCGATCATCTCCACCAATGGATTGTAAATCGTCTGCTCTGCCTGTTCCCGGTCCCCAGCGCATAGAACGATCTGACCATTGGGCTCATCGCGATTATACAAATGCAGGTTTCCGATTCCCGATGTCAGCTGGCTCTTGGCGTTCTTCTTCGCAGTCTCCACGTATACATGCCGATACTGACGCACGCCGCGCTCGTTCTGCGTGCCATACACATCCCAAATGATCTGACGTTGCCAGGGCATGAGATCAAAAGGCTGACCGTGAAAATCCCCCGTCAACTTCATCAACTCCAAAAACTGGACCGCCTTCGCGGCCTTCTCTTCATCGAACATGATCACTTACCAAGAAACTTACCCATTGGGTTATCGGGTTCTGGTGGTTCCTTTTCCGTCGGTGCCACACCCGCCCGCGATCGCGGCGTCAAATACAATGATTGCGCCAGGGCGAACACCAGCTTTCGCTTGCCATCCATCCGCGCATCCATCCCCTGGAACCGCTGTAACAATGCATTCGCCTGCGCCAGCGCATTGAAATAATCCTTAACTTGATCAGGCTTGGGCTTTATCATTGTTAGTAATCTCAAATGCACCAGCCATAATTTCTTGATCGACGCACGCAGCGTTTCTAACTCATGCAGTTCCTCCTCCGCCAGGCAATACTTCACCAGCAGGTCCGCATCGAATGCAGTGACGATCGTTCCCTCTGTCTCGAAGTACAACCCGACTAATCGCTTCCACACACCCGCGGCCGTTTTATGTCCCTTTAACTCAATCGGTGGCTTGAGTGTAAGCACGGTCTTCGGCGTCATCGCAGACTCCGCCGAGGCTCTCGCCTCGCTGTCTGCTTTCGTGTCGTGTCGTGTTCTAAGTGAAGAAGGTTTCTTTACTGGCATATATTTTTCCATCGCGAATTTCTCACATTGGGAGAAATTCTCATTTCGATA